GCCGTCGCACAACTAAATGCAGAACGTCTCTTGGGATCCTTACAAAGTCGGGACTGATCCCGTCAGTCAGACTGCTACCCAGTGTTTCCAGGCGTTCATCAACAACGTTCTCACTCCGATGGGGTACGCCGATATTCCGAGACACATCACGGAGAGCGGCATCAAGGTGGACACGTTCTCGAACGGCGGGTCGTTCAACGTTGCTACGCAGATTGCGTTCTACCAGGGATGGCCGGATGCCATCGACGCTTGTAACTTGGACTCAGCGATCTTCTTCTGCTCGAACAGTGGCCAGCATGACTATATTCCCACAGATAACAGCGTGAAGAACGCTTTCCGAGACATGCTTGACACTGCGGTTGGAGGATGACATGTCGATTACTCGTACCGAGATTGTTCGCAACGCCTCCACTGTAAGCGGAACATCTAAGAACTACCCGGTTAGTGCCGCTGTACCGGCTGGGCACACTGTTATAGTCTGTGGAAACGTTCCTACGCCCAACGCATTGACCACAATCACCGTTACCGACGACAAGGGAAATAGCTACAGCGTAGCTATGGAGTTGACGTCGAAAGGCGCTGCGAAGGCGCCTTTCATCGCTCACAGCAAACTGACCACGGCTCTTGCCGCTGGCGACAACATCACGGTTACGCTGAATGTGAACTCTTCGCAATGGATGATTCTTGCGGCGGACTATGGTGTGATCGGAGATCTGGATCTAAGCAATCACCTGGATCAAACGACTACTGGCGATCCAAGTATCTCTCTCGGTGGGGCAGCTCGGGAGAACCATCAACTAGTAGTTGCGTGCTTTGTGAACACGAACACGACCCACACATTCGCCCCAGGTACCGGGTATACAGAAGTCACGAACTTGACTTCTGGCAGTGGCTCCAGCACAGTGAATCTGCATGTTGAGTGGCGAGAGTTCAATGCTTCTGGAACCAGGGTTGCGGACGGAACTTACAATACGGATGCGGCATATAGTGCCGTGGCAAAGTCGTTTGCTGCGGATGCAGCCGCGATCGATACGAGCATCAAAATCTTGAATACGCCGATCGAGATAGCGAAGAAGCGGATCTGGCAAGGTTCTGCTTGGACTGCGCCGTAAGCTCTATCTAACGATTCGAAAGCAGGGGTTCAATGGGTTACATTTCGTATCCTTCGAGTGCGTCATACCCTGCCGACGACGTTTGGCCGGGTGTAGAAGGCGAAGGCTCAACGGTTTTTCCGTCCAGCGCTCTATATCCTTCTGATCTGACGTGGCCGGGCTCGGATGAAGACGTCGCTGCTCCCCCCACGCCTGGAAACAGAATCCGATGGGATCAAGCATCCGATCGCGCTATCCAGGCAGGGCTTGATCACGGTGTGTTGTATTTGAATGATGGCACTGCAGTTGCTTGGAATGGGCTTATCTCGGTTGATGAAAACGGTGGAGAGTCCGCGGAGGCCTACTTCATTGACGGCCGACCTTTCCTTTACTTCCCGACTCCGAAAGAGTTTAGCGCCAACATCAAAGCCTACACATATCCCGACGAATTCTCGGCGGTCATGGGACTTGTAGAGGTCGCAGACGGCATGTATCTTGATTCTCAGCGAAGCGACAGCTTTAGCTTGAGTTACAGAACGAAGATCATCAGCGCTGCTCAAGGAACAGAGGCCGGCTATAAGCTTCACCTCATTTACAAGGCAACGGTTGTTCCTTCACCGATTTCCTATGCGACTACCTCTGGTGAGGTCAACCCGGTTGAGTTTTCATGGGATATTCAGGCGGTTCCGGTTGCAGTTCCAGGCTATCGTTCGACTGCGCATATCGTGTTGGACACTCGTCACGCGGACCCAGATCAACTACGCATGGTTGAGGCTTTGTTATACGGCACGGGTAATTCCCTTCCGAGAATGCCGAGTCCGGCGGATCTTCTGGATATTCTGGGCTTCGGAGACGCAATTATCATCACGGACAATGGCGATGGAACTTGGTCTGCCGAAGGTTCGTACCGAAACATTCATGTGAACAGCGACGGCACGTTCCAGATTGCAAACGCGAACGCGGTCGATCACGGCGATGGTACATACACCATCTCAAGTACAAGCTAGGAGGAACGTATGGCCACCGTCGATGGCATTACTGCTCAGAAAGCTCAGGAAATTCTTGATCAAACGATCGAGTCTGCTCTGATTTCTGGCGCGACGCTCAACTTCATTCGACACGACGGAAGCAGTTTCTCTGCCGGAGACTTTACTTCTTACATCAATGCTCAGATTGAGCCGACTATCGATGCAGCAATGGCTCCGATCGATACCGCGTTGGCTTCCATCCCCGGACAGGTCAATTCGAGTGTAGCATCCGCAGTTCCTCCGGCGGTTGCAGGCGGTGTAACTGACAAGGGATCTATTTCTGGAGCTGTGACGTTTCCTGGGATTACTCCAACCCAGATGGTGAACCGCTTATTTCGAGCTACTTTGAGTGGTAATATCACCATTGATTCCGCCAACTTCCCAAGCCCGGCTGTTGCTGGAACCCAGTTTGCTATGGTTCTCAAGCAAGACGGTACGGGCGGACGCACACTTACCTTGAACAACATCAAGAGGTCGCAAGGTACGCTGGCATTGTCAACTGCAGCCGGTGCTGAAGACATCATCATGTTCTTGTTCAGTGGAACCACGTGGTACGCCGGCGCAATGGGGGTTTCATTCTCATGATGAAGATGATGATGCGGCCACAGAAAACGCAGCTTCCGACTGGAAACATCGTCTTTAACAACTCTGGAACGTTTGATCGGACCAAATATTCGATGTTTGGATACTCGGACTACAAAGCCATCCTGGTTGGAGGCGCTGGCGGTCGATCGGGGCGTGCTAATGGTCGTACCGTGAGCGGGAAGACTTCCTGGGTCGACAGTTCGGGCGGTGGTGGAGGCGGTTTTCTAGTGTTCAAGGGGAAACTGTCTGATATTGCTGCTCAAAGTGCCGTAACAGTCGGCAGCCGTGGTGGCGATGGTTCAGACTCGAGCAATAACGTCCAAGCATCGAACGGGTCCGACGGCGGAACAACCTCTTTTGCTGGAAGGTCAGCGACCGGCGGTAAAGGCGGTAAAGGCGGAAAATACAACATAACGACCGGTGGGAATGCAACTATCACTCTCGGTCGAGGTGGAAATGGTGGCTCAAACAGCTCAGATCTGGGAGCAGTTGGAATCGGCGGCACTACGGCAACGGCGGAGGGTGATCTCGGAGGTTTAATCGGAGAGGCACCATCTCAACCACCTTCAGAAGGACAGGCAGGAACCGGCACTGGTAATCTTATTGCTGGAGGAGGCGGTGGAGGCGGTGGTGAAGGTCGCGTTCGCCTCTTCGACGATTATAAAGGCGCTGCTTCGGACGGAGCGAGCGGAGCTACTGGGATCGGAAATTACGACGCACTAGGCAGCGTTGCGGAAAACGATTCTGGTGCCGCTGGAGCTGCTCGTGGCGGATTTGGCGGAGGCTGTGACGCTGGAGATTTCCTGGGGTTCGTTGGTGCCTATTACGGCACTGCCGGCATCACCCGCCCGGACACGGTTCGAACTGGAACGGGAGTTGTAATCATTCAGGTATCCTGACATGGAGGCGTTATGGCTCGCGGTTCGATCAGTTTCACTGTCAGTGGAGATGCAACCAAAACGCGAAACTTCTTGAAGAAGATGCAAGAACCTAATCTCTTCGCGGGATTGGAAAGCTTGGGACAGAAAGGTGTAGCTGCGCTTTCTTCAGCAACACCAGTTGATTCCGGGCTTACAGCAGCTTCTTGGAGTTATGAAATCTCGAACAAGAATGGTCGCACAACTATCACATGGTTCAACTCGCACGTCGAGAGCGGCGTAAACATCGCCATCATATTGCAGTATGGACACGGAACTGGTACTGGAGGGTATGTTTCGGGTCGAGACTACATCAATCCGGCCATCCAGCCGATATTTGACCAAATCGCTGAGGATATGTGGAAGAAGGTGACTAGCGCATGAGTAGTGTTGACGATCGCATCGTCAATATGCAATGGAACAGCAAGCAGTTTACTCAGGGCGCTGCCGATTCTCAGCGAGCTCTCGAGGGTGTGGACCGGGCTCTTGCCAACACGGGCAAGGGCGCCGGTCTAGCCACCATGGGCAATCAGGTTGACGGAATTTCTGGCAAGTTCAATGCGATGCGGGTTGCTGGTATTACCGCACTGGCGACCATCGCGTCGAAAGCTACCTCTGCAGGTCTCAACGTCGTAAAAGGTCTGACTATCGACCCAATCATGCAGGGTTTTCAGGAGTATCAGACCAACCTGAACTCTATTCAGACCATCATGGCGAACACCGGCAAAGGCGTTAATGTTGTCAACCAGTATCTGAACGATCTGAACCACTACTCCGATCAGACGATCTACAACTTCAGCCAGATGGCTGACTCGATCGGTAAGTTCACCGCTGCCGGCGTGCCGTTGAAGGAAGCCACATCCTCCATCAAGGGTATGGCTAACATGGCGGCCCTGTCTGGATCGAATGTTCAGCAGTTGAACACCGCGATGTATCAGATGAGCCAAGCGCTTTCGACTGGAACAATTCGGTTGATGGACTGGAACTCGCTTGCTAACGCAGGCATGGGTGGTTCGAACATCCGTGAAGCGTTGATGGCGACCAACAGGACGCTTGGCGATCATGGTGTCGCGATGGATGCAGCAATCAAGAAGGCTGGAAGCTTCCGAGACTCTCTTCAGGCTGGATGGCTTACCGCTGACACCTTCAACAAGACGATGAAGGTGATGGCGGGACAAACAATCCAGAACTCAGACGATCTCAAGAAACTGGGCATGACCCAGAACGAGTTCGAGAAGTCGGGTCACAAGATGGGCGACACGATCGCCTTTACGACCGAGCAGCTTCAGAAAATGGGCTACTCCAAGGAAGCGGCCAAGCGTCTGAGTGAACTTTCCGCAAGCGCTATCGATTCCGCCACCAAGGTAAAGACAGCTTCGCAAGCACTGGACGTGGTGAAGGAATCTATCGGATCTGGATTCGCAAAGATCTTCCAAGACCTGTTCGGTAACTTCAATGAGGCGACTAAGCTCTGGACCAACGTAACGAACAGCATAACAACCGCTGTCGGTCGAGTCTTCGGCGCGGTTGACAACATGCTTGTTGGTTGGCGTAACCTCGGCGGTTATCAGGATCTCTGGACCGGTTTCGGGAACATCTTCAAGACGATCGGGAATCTTATCTCACCGTTCGTGACCGCGTTCAAGACGCTCTTGCCAACAACTGGCAAAGCTGGTTCGACGCTTGCTGGAGCAACAAGTGCTTTCGCAACTTTCACAGGCTGGATGGAGAAGGCTAGCGAAAAAGCCAGTCTTCTCACGCCGATCCTTGTTTCTGTATTTAGCGTGTTTGGAAAGATTGGAAGCGTAATCGGTGCAGTCATTCACGGTCTGGCCCCACTCGCTCCTCTTCTCTCCGATATTTCAAGCGCTTTCAGCCACATGGCTGAGCAGGGGTCTGGCATTGCTTCTGGTCTGATCAGCGGTCTTGTCAGCGGATTGAATCCCTCAGCAATTCGACAGGCAGTCACGAATTTCGCAAACAGCATTGTCGATTGGGCTAAGAGCGCGCTCGGCATTCACTCACCTTCGACAAAGTTCATCGAGATCGGCTACAACATCATCTCGGGTTTGATTCTTGGAATCATTCACGGCGTCACTGCTGTTGGGCCAGCCATTGGTAAAGCCATCTCCGTAATCTTCGAGCATTTCACAGGTTTGTTCGAAGGCTTTGATGCCATGGATTGGACGGGTCTGTTTAACGCAATTCTGACCGGCGGTCTTATTTATGCCTTGAAGAAGAGCGTCGACGCAGTAACTTCCTTCCGAGACCTCATGGGTAGCATGAAGGGTGTTATTGACGGCGTTGGAGACAGCCTGGAGGCTTGGCAGCAGTCGCTCAAGGCGAAGATGATCCTCGAGATCGCTATTGCTATTGGTATTCTGTCGGCTTCGATCATCGCCTTGAGTTTCGTCGATCCGAAGAAGATCGCCATCGGTCTTGGTGCCATCACCACTCTTCTTGCTGACGTGTCTGGAACGTTGTTGGCTCTTTCCAAGATTGGTGAGAGTAAACAGTCCATCGGGGTTTTGGCTACCTCTCTGCTTCTGATCAGTGCGGCTATGATCAACTTCGCAAGTGCTGTTCTGATTCTCGGCAAGCAAGACCTTGATACCCTCGCTAAGGGTATTGGTTCAATTGCGATTATCATGGGAATTCTTGTTGCCTCGATGGCGGGATTCGCAAAGATCAAGGGTTCAGTCGAAGGTATGGCTGCTTCCATGCTCGTTATCGCTCTCGCAATGAATGTGCTTGCTGCGGCAGTTCTTGCCTTTGGTTCAATGGATATGAAGACTCTGGCTAAAGGTCTCGGTTCGATCGCTATCGGTCTTGGCCTGTTTGTTGCAGCCATGCTTGGCATGGACAAAATGAAGGGCTCGCCAGAAGGACTAGCAGCTTCGATTCTCGTCATGTCTGCGGCTATGGTGGTGCTTGCTACGGCGGTTGCCATGTTTGGAAACATGGACATGGGCACTCTCGCCAAGGGGTTCGGTGCTGTCACGTTGGCTCTGGGTCTCTTTGTCGGAGCGCTCCTGCTTCTGTCTGGAAATTCGGCGGGCGTAGTAGCTGCTGCTGGAGCCATGGTTCTGATGGCGACGGCAATGAACCTGATGCTGGGCGTGATTCTTGCTCTTGGCGCAGCTCCGTGGCAGGTCGTGGCTAAGGGACTGGGGTTTGTTGCTCTGGCTTTGGCTATTTTCCTAGCAGCAGCTGCTGCGGCCATTCTTGTCGCACCTGGTCTCGAGGTTCTTGGTACTTCGATAGCTTTGATCGGCGCTGCGATGTTCCTCGCAGGTGCGGGCATGCTCGCATTCGCCACTGGATGGGCACTTATGGCTGCCTCTGGTGTAGCTGGCACAGCTGTGATTATTGCAGCCATTCACGCGTTCTTGGCGTTGCTTCCTGAGATCGCTAGACAAATGGCGGCTTCTCTCATTGCATTCCTCAAGGTAATCGCCAACTCAACGAGTGAGATTCGAGAAGCTTTCGACAAGATCTTCCGAAACATTCTCGGCGTTATTTCAGACAACATTCCAGTGGTTGTAGCTCTCGTCGTCAAGTTCGTGAATGAGCTACTCAAGGGTGTTCGAAAGATCATTCCAGAATTCGGCAAGACGATTAGCCAGCTAATCAAGACCGGTTTGGATGTAATAACCAAGGCAGTTCCGCGCTATATCGACGCTGGTGTGACGATCGTCACAAAGGTGCTCGAAGGCATGGCTAACAAGATGCCTAAAATGCTTGATGCAGCTGGAGACTTGATTGTCAAGTTCATCGAGGGACTAGGAAAGCAAGCTGGAAAAATCGTTGATGCTGCGGGACGAACGATCCTTAAGTTCCTACAGGCAGTGGATGCGGCGATTCAGAAGTATGAAAGCAGAATCATTGCTGAGGGTGTTCAGATCGCAAAGCATCTGGCTGAAGGACTTGTGCAGGGTCTATCTTCGGTGGACGTCAAGGGAATGATCGGAAACGCGGTCAAGAACTTCGGCGGCTCAGTTGTTGGTGGTTTGAAAGGCGCCTTGCATATCGGATCTCCATCTAAGGACACGATCCCCCTTGGTGTCTCTGTCGGTATGGGTGTTGCAGTCGGCATTGCTAAGTCTCGCCTTGATGTGATCAAGGAAGTCGTGAAGATGGCTAACGCGATCATTGCGGCTGGAAACGATCAGGTGGCGAAGGCTCAGAAACAAGCTAGTGCTCTTCAAACAAAGGCCTATAGAGCTCAAGCTCAGGCAGATCTGAAAGCCGACCAGGCAAAGGATGCAGCACGCTTCGCGAGACAGCACAAGAAAAACAAGGAAGCACAGAAGAGAGCCAGCCAGCTCAAGAAACAGGCCGATCAGGCGCAAAAGAAAGCTGATCAGGCGCAAACACAAGCAGACAAGGCCGCTCAGAATGTTCAGGACGTGCAAACGTTCGAGCAAGCGGACTTGCATGGCAAGGGCGACATCAAGAACGATCTGGCCGTACAGCTATCCGATCGAGCAAACCAGGTGATGCAGAAGGCAAACGCCGAAGCAGCACGAGCTCGACAGCTTATGGAGACCAACCGCAAGGCCGGCAGGGCGATGCTTGAGCAGGCAAAGAAAGATGCTCAACGAGCTAAAGAGCTTGCCAAGCGTGCGGAAAAGGCGCATAAGGACGCGAATAAGTTCTATGCGCAAGAGGTCAACGACCGGATTAAGCAGATGGAGGCGGACGCCGCTGCTGACGAGCAAGCACGAAAGGATCAGGAAGCATACGACGCTGCCGATGCACAAGGCAAGTCGGACATTCTGACCAAACGCGCTGAAGCTAACGAAGCAAAAGCGGCTGCCTTGAAGGCACAAGCTGCTGCATTACTGGATCAGGCAAAGAAGCTGGCTAACACAGACGCAGCCAAAGCGATGAAGCTTCTTGATCAGGCCCAGCAGGCTGCTGACGATGCTCAAGCGGCTGCCGACCAGGCAGCTGATGAGCGCCAGCAGGCAGAGCAGGTCTTGAACCAGGATAGCAGCAGTGCTTCTGGTGGTAGTAGTCCCGGTGTGATTCAGCCGTCCAAGAGCATTCTTGAGGACGCGGCGAGTGCTGTTGATCGGTACACCGCGTCTTTGTTGGAGGCTCAACAGCTGGCTGGTGCGCAGCAGGGACCAATCCAGTTCGTCCAGAACAACTATTCTCCAGAGCCATTACCGGCTGGAGAGATCTATCGTCAAGGAAAGAACCTTGTGTCTCTCGCCGAGATCAAAATGGGAGACAACTCTAAGCCCTAGAAAGGAGGCAGCCGGTGCTTACGCAAGTTGATGTGGTTAAGGGTGACGGTACCGACGATTTGGTTCTGTCTCTACCCATCGCCGGCGCTACGCCGAAAAGCAGTCTCCTTGTACAGAAGATCACGGGCTTCGATCCTCCCGATCTCACCCTCTTCATCGGCGACTATAGTCGTGATGGAGGAAACTACCAAGGTCGTCGGGCGGGGAACAGGAATCCAGTATTTCTACTGAAACTGAACCCCGACCCGACCCTTGGTGAAACCGTGTCAAGTCAGCGTGAAATGCTGTATAAGGCATTCTACAATCCGCTTCCTGAAGCCGATTTCGTTAAGTTCAACTTGCACGACGATGCAGGAAGAGTTCTTTATGCTGTTGGCTACGCTGAGAAGTTCGAATGCGACATCTTCTCTGGTGATACGGTGGCCCAGATTTCGGTGATCTGTCCAGATCCTTACATTCGTGATAACGAAGAGACGGTGCTCTCAAACGATCCGGGTTGGACTACGGTTCCTTTCACATACGCAGGAACTGCTAAA